CTCGAGGACTGGATGAAGCACCATTCCGGCGCGGCGAACGCCGGGAAGCCGCTCGTGCTCGGCGAGGGCATGAAGGTCGAGCGCATCTCGAGCACGCTCGACGACCAGGGCATCGCGGCCGCGCGGCGCTACTCGATCGAGGACGTAGCCCGAATGTACGGCGTGCCGACGAGCTACCTGAGCGAGCACAGCGCGAACGCCTACGGCTCGATGGAGTGGCTCTCGCGTATGTACGTCGACGCGTGCCTCTCGCACTGGTTCGCGGCGTGGGCGGCGGAGATCGAGGCAAAGCTCACCCCGGGCGAAAGCCCGACCTTCGACACCGACACGATCTCGCGCCCGTCGCTCGCCGAGCAGATGGCCGCGCTGCGCACTGGCGTCGAGTCAGGCGTCATCACGCGCAACGAGGCGCGCGAATGGCTCGACCTCGACCCGCTGCCGGGCCTCGACGAGCCCATCGTCGCCAAGAACATGGGCACGGGTGGCGGGACCACGAACATCGGCACAAACACCAGCGAGGGCATGGCATGATCGAACGCCGCACCATCGCCATCGACAGGCCCGTCGGCCGCACGCTGTCCGGCCTCGCCATTCCGTATGGCAAGTGGTCGCGCGAGATCAGCGAGCCCTTCGCGCCGCAGTTCCGCGAGAAGATCGCGCGCGGCGCGTTCGGCGAGCTCGGCGGCGCCGACATCAAGCTGCTTTGGAACCACAACCCGGGCGCACTTCTCGCGAGGACGCGCAGCGGCACGATGACCATCACCGACACCGCGGCCGGGCTGCGTTTCAGCGCCGACATCGCCGACACGACCGTCGGCCGCGACGTGCGCGAGCTCATCGCACGCGGGGACCTGAGCGGCGAAATGTCGTTTGGGTTCTACGTCGACCGCGACGAGTGGAACCCGCGACGCACCGAACGCATCGTGACCGCCGCTCGACTCGTTGAGCTGAGCGTGGTGGTTGACGCTGCGTACGGCGACAAGACCAACTCCAGCCTGCGGCACGTGTCCGCGGCATTCACGGAAGCCGCCCGCCTGCGGCTGGAAATCCATAAGCACAGGATGGCCGATCATGTCTGACCAGTTCGACAACCTTGAGAACACCGTTCACGAGTACCGCAAGACGCTCGACGCGTTCGCGTCGCGCACTGGCGCCAAGACCCATCACGTCGAGATCCGAGGCAGCGGCGAGGAGCGCGAGAAGATCGCCCGCATCGACGCCGACCTCGACATCGTCGAGCGCCAGGCGCAGGACCGCGCTGCCATCCGCGCAGCCAATGAGCGCATCGCGCAGCTCGAGGCCGAGCGCGCGCTGCCGCAGTTCCGCGCTGCGCTTCCCGCAAAGCGTGAGGCGGGCCATGACTTGGCCTCGCCCGAGTACGCGCGTCGCTGGCTCAATGCTGTCGCGCGCGGTGACGTCGCCGAGATGCGCGATATGTCGACCAGCAGCACTGGCGCCGGCATTCCGACCGACATGGAGCGCCGGATCGTCGAGAAGATGTATCAGGCGAACGTGCTTCGCAGCATCGCGCCTGTCAGCAGCATCGACTCCAAGCGCACCATCACTGTCGAGGGAACCTTGCCGACGTCGGCTCTGGTCGCCGAGTCGGTCACTGGAACCCCGGGAACCATCACGGCGAGCGACGTGGCCTTTGGTACGGCCATCTCCGTCGTGCCTTACAAGTACGTCTGCGCGACCAAGATGAGCCAGGAATTCATCGAGGACGCGATCGGGCAGGGCGGGATCGGAAGCGGACTCGACTGGGTCGCCTCGCGCATCGGCCTTTCGCTTGCGCTCAAGATGGAGGATGCGTACACCACAGGGTCAGGCAGCTCGCAGCCTGAAGGCATCGCAGGCAGCAGCGCTAACACCAAGCTTGCGGGGCTTTCGCAGGTCACCGACCTCTCCGGTAGCGCGATCACCACGATCAGCGCCGACAACGTGATCGACACCGTGCACCTGGTTGCGCCGCAGTACCGCAACTCGCCGCGTTTCCGCTGGCTCGTTTCCGACACCTTCGTGCGCGTCGCGCGCAAGCTCAAGAACAGTGTCACCACCAGCGGCGCCACGGAATACATCTGGACGCAGGCGCCGGCCAACTCGCAGACGATGGTCGGCGGCGCGCCGGGCCTCCTCTACGGCGTGCCGTACTCGGTCGGCCAGTACGTGCCGACGGCCACGACCAACAACAACGTCTTCGCCGTTGTCGGCGACTTCAACTACTTCGAGATCTTCGACCGCACGGGCATGACGTCGCTCGTCGATCCGTACAGCGCGGCCTCGACTCATCAAGTGACGCTCTACACCTACGCGCGCACCGATTCGCGCATCATGAACGCATCGGCGTTCGCCGCGATCACCTGCTGATCCTTTCTTCTCCCCACTCCCCTGCACGGGAAACCGTGCAGGGGGGTTTATGGCAGTTTCCCTCGCGACCGTGAAGACGGCGCTCAAGATCGACTACACCGACGATGACGCCGAGCTCACCCGGCTCATCGGTGTCGCCACGTCGTGGGTCGAGTACTACACGGGCATCAAGCTCACGCAGGCCACGCGCACGATGTACCTGCGCGAGTTCGCGCGTACCGCGTTCGCCGACTACCCGTACGTCTCGACGACGAGCGTGACCTACACCGACGGCAGCGGCGCCACCGTGACGATGACGAGCGGCACCGACTACTGGGTCGACCTGGCGGGCGATATCAAGGCGCTCGAGTTCCTGAGCAGCCCGGCCATCAAGGACGGCACGCTCATCACGGTCACCTACGTGGCCGGCTACTCGACCGAGCCGAACGAGGTCGTTCAAGCCATAATCAGCCTCGTCGGGCTGTACTACAACAACCCCGAGGCCGCGCAGCCGGTCGGCCTCACGACCGTGCCGCTCGGCGGTCAGTTCATGCTCGAGCACCTGCGAATCCGGGGTACGTTCCGATGATCTCGTCGGGCCTCACCCGGTTCAACGTGCAGGTGCTCACCGCACAGTCGAACAACCCCGACGGCTACGGCCGTCGGAACAGCGGGTACACCTCGGCTGGATTCATGCGGTGCGACGTGCGCGAGTCGATGCCCGTGGAGCAGGCCTTCGGCGACGGCGTCGCTGCGGTCGGATCGTTCGAGGTGCGCACGCGATGGCCGAACATCGCGCGGCTGAACGTGCGGCAGATCGACCGGCTCGTCTACCGCGCGAAGCAGCTGCGCATCAACGGCATCCGCAACCTCGACCAGTCCAACCGCGTCGCGGTTATCGACTGCACGGAGGTTGTGTGACATGAGCGCAACCAGCCTGCAGGCCGACATCATCTCTGAGCTCGACAGCCAGACAACCGCCGGCAGGCGGGTCTACTACGGCACCAGGCTGCAGACGTCGCTTCTTCCGGCGATCACGTTCGAGGTGCTCGACGGCGCGCGCGCGACGCTCGGAAATCAGAACGCGATGTGCACCTACAGCGTCACGTTCACGTGCGTCGCCGACTCGGCTGCCGGGGCGGCGTCGCTCGACGCCGAGGTGCGAAACCTCTTGCCTATTTCGCTGACGTTCAGGCACGTCTGCACGCAGTTCGGCGTCATCCAGGAGCCTCAACCGGAGGCTGGCGAGGAAGCCGGACCCTACCTCTGCACAAGCACCTACACGTTCTATCAAGACGGACCCTAAATCATGCCATCACCCACTACCGCAGCAAGCGTCAAGTTTGGGGCCACGACCGTGGTCGACGTCGCCACGGCTACCGTCAGCCTCGCGCGCAACCAGATCGACATCACCGCCGTCGGCGACACGCACCGTCACACCACGCAGGGCTTTCTCACGGGCACCGTGCAGCTCGAGGTGTTCTACGAGTCGGGATCGTCGAATGCGGCGATCCTGACGAACATCGAAGCCGGCAGCGTCATCGCCGACGTCGAAGTGGTGTGGGCATCCGGCTACAGCATCAAGGGCAACGCCTTCGTGGTCGATGCCGCGCTTTCGGTCGCGCCGAACGACATCGCGCGGCTGACCGCAACGCTCCAGTTCTCGCAGAACGCGATCACGGTGGTCGAATGAGCCTGCTTGAATCGTTCCTCGCCCGCCCGGTCGCCGTGGAGTTCGACGGCCGGACGATCCACCTGAAGCGGCCGACCGTGGCGCACCTCATCGCCGCGCAGGACGCGGAGAGCCGCGGCGAGTTCATGCCTGCGTGGTACGTGCTGAACCACGTCGTGACGGCCGCGGGCACGCCCGAGTTCGGCAGCATGGATCTCGTGAAGGAACTCAGCGCGCCGATGGTGTTGCGCCTCGCGCGCATCATCGAACCGCTGTACGTCGAAGGCTTGGACTTGCCAGCGCCGCACGCGAAATCCTGAGTGCGGCCGAGATAGAGGTGCGGATGGACACCCCGCTGTCGGTGTTCCTGGCCCTGAAGTCACACAAGGCACTGTCCCATGACATCGTTCGCCGGATCAAGCTTCAGGGGTAGGACGTTCGCAGTCGGCTGCGAGATCGACGCCGAGGCGATTCGTCGGCTGAACAGCCGGCTGCTCGAGCTCGAGCAACGCGACGCGCGCAACGCCATGCGCCGAGGCTTCGGCAAGTGGGGCCGCGCGACGAAGAAGGTGCTTGAGGCAAACGCGCCGTTCGGCAAGACGTCGGCCGTCGAGCGCGTGCGCGGTTCCACGCGCCCGAACGTCCATCTTAAGTGGAACGTCATCACCAAGGTCAAGGGGTACAGCAAGGGGCTGGTGACGTGGATCGGCGTCGGCGTCAAGCGCGTCGACGGTTCCTACCTGACGCCGCACTGGTACCACGGATGGCTCGAGAACGGCCACGCGATCAAGCGCGCCACGACGGTCGCCGAGCGCATCCTTCTCAAGCAGCGCGGCGAGCGCGGCAGGGCGCTCAACTTCCGCACCATCGGGTTCAGCCGGCCTCGCAACTGGATCAGGAAGTGGCGCACGGTGCTTACGGCGACGGCGCTCCAGTACGTCGAGCCCGAGGTCGACAGGGCCGTGAAGGAGGCGCAGCGTGGCTAAGATCTCACGGATCAACATCGCCATCACGGGCGACTCGAAGGGCCTCCAGGCGGCGACCGACTCGGCGCGCCGCGAGCTCAACCGGCTGAATGCCGCCGCCGAGCAGACGAGCAAAAAGCTGAAGGGCTTCGGCGAGTCAGCCATGCGCGTGCAGGGCGTCGCCGGGCAGTTCGGCATCCGGGGCACCGGGCTCGGCGCCGTCGGCGGCCTCGCGCAGCTCGGCGCGATGGGCGGCATGGGCCTCGGCCTCGGCGCGGCTGGCCTTGCCCTCGGCGCAGGCGCTCTTGGCGTTTCCGCCGTGCAGGGGCTTCCA